CTTCTTGGCGTAGTCACGGCACACAACCTCGAGAACATCTGTTGTATTTTCGCCACTCATTTGCTGTATGACACGCTTATCAAACGTAGAGTTTGGATAAAGCAGGTCAAGATGTGCGTAACGAACCTTGCTGCGAACACGATAAACGTGGTCGATACGATCATCAGGGCCAGTATCAAGCACAACATGGGGCAGGGGAATGGCAGAGAAGACGATTGGGTTAAGGGCATCGCCCTCTTCCACCGCCAGAATGCCAGTACCTACCGCCAAGTCCATGAATGACTCATGCACTTCCTGACCGAAGTTTGAGTTTTGGATAATGTCAAAGACGTATTCCGTCA